ATCAATAGATAATAATTCATAATTAGATACTGTAGGAGTAGAATAAAAATACATTGGTTGTGCATTAAATAATTCTAAAACACCATTTGTTAAAGCTACATTTCCTGCAAAAGTTGCAGATTCATCTGCATTTAGTGTTAGAATTAAATTAGAGCTTTGTGTGTCTGTATGTGAAAAATATAATCTCTCTGAGTCAGAACTCATAAAAAATGTAGCGTCACCAGCAGTTCCTCTTTTCAAGCTCAACAAACTTTGTTGACCTTCTAATGCAAGTTTTGCGGAAGGTGCAGTTGTCCCAATTCCTAATCTGTCATTGGTATTGTCCCAATATAAATCTGCATCGCTACTAAGCGCAGTTGTTCCTGACCAAAAGGCAACCCTTGTGGCTGTACCTGATCCTGTAATACTTCCTGATCCTCCAGCTGTAGTTTGAATAATGTTTCCTGCAGAATCAACCTCTAAATTAAAAGCAGATGTACCAGTAAATCCACTACCTCCATAGTTACTAAGCTTTATTTGACCTGTATTATCAAGCCTTAGCCTCTCTTCTAGTGTCCCCGCATTTATAGTTTGGAAAGACATATCAGCCGTGTTACCGTTAGCTGTTCCAGCAACAGAACTTATAACACCACCAGTAGTATTGTTTGATGCTCCAAATTTTAAGTTAGCAGTATTACCTACTGTAGTTCTAGAGTTATTGATATGAATACTAGAAGTTGTAGCGTTTGATCCACTAAACTTTGCTACGTCAGCACCTGCGGAAAAAACCTCCAATGCATAAGCTGTGTTTTGAGCACCTACGCCAGCTCCGATATTACCATTTTCTTTTACTACAAATTTTTCTCCACCAGTAACCCAATTAGTTCCTATTTGAAAATAATCACCCGATGCTAAATAACTTATGGCCATCTTAGCTGTCCCGTTCTCTAGGAATCTAATCCCGTTTGAGGCGGCATCAGTTGCGGCATTTATATCCACTAATGTTTGGCCTGTTGTTTTAAACTCAGCCACAACAGAATCAGAGCTAACTATACTTAATGTTCTGTCAGGAGAATCTGTTCCAATTCCTAATCTGTCATTAGTGTTGTCCCAATATAGATTAGAGTCACTTGTTAGGCTACTTGAGGTATCCCAAAAAGCCACTCTTGTTGCTGTTCCTGACCCAGTTATAGATCCCGTAGATGGGTTAATCCAAGATACACCAGAGGCAGTAGAGCTTAATATTTGACCACTAGTTCCAACACCACCCGCGGTATCAACTAAAGCCGATGGGAACTGTGTTCCAGTAGCTGTAGTATTTAGTCTTACAATATTGTTGTAATAAAGAGTTACAGCTCCATTTAAATCTGCAGTTATAAAAAGCTCTCCAGCTGTATAGCTTCTTATCTCTAAAGAGTTAGAGTCAATTCTTAATCTTCCAGCACTAGAGTTTTGGATATAGCTGTTTGTAGCATCGTGATAAAGGATAAGGTCACTGCTTGATCCAATATTTAATCTACCTAAAGTTGTATCAGTGCTGTCTACTAATGATATATTAAGATCAGTAACTACATTTGAATTGAAGGTTGCTACCCCTTCTACTAAGAGTGTGCCCGAAATACTTTGATTAGATAAAAATTTTATTGCCATTTTAGTCGACTCTTGATATTAATATTCTTGTACTATCATTTGCTAAAGCAGTTGTAGTTGTAATAGTAACTTGTGTACTTGATGTTCTGGTTACGTCAGGATATATAGTTGCCCCAGTAGAGATATCAAAGAGCTGAACAATAACATCTGTTGAAGATAAGCCGTGGGTTATAACAATAGGGTTGGTAGATCCATCTCCTATGGTCGCTGAAAATCCAAAGTCAGAATTAGAAGCATCCGATACTGCGGTTAATATTCCTTTATTGTTTACCGTTAAGGTTATTGTTTTTCCTGCGCCACCAAAAGACCCAGCAATAAAACCTCCTTGCGTATCTATAGAAACTGCTCCGCTTGAGACAGCGAGACCTCCCGATGTAGGAAAGTTTGCAATACCTTGAACACTGTCTGTTGCTACATCAATATTGTTCTGTATGGTTGTCCAATCAGATAATGCAGTAGGAGAATTTACTTGAGATATTAATGAATCTCCAATCTGTACCACTTCAGTAAAAAAGTTCCCAGCTACTGTGACAGTATACATCCATCCCTTTCTGATCGCTGAACTTGGTGATGAATCTAAATCAGGTGTATTGGTGGCTGCATTATATCCTCCTTGGAAAATAACGCCTCCTGCGGTAACAGAATCCACATAAGCTTTGGTGGCTGCATCTTGATCAACAGTAGGGTCAGCTAACGAGGTTAGCTTTTTACTGTTCATACTAATATTAGAAGTAGGTGAAGCCCAAGTGTTTAATGGAATAGCATCTAGTCTTTTAGTTCCTTGATCTACGCCTGAGTTCCAAAGTCCAACCAAAAGATCCTCCGCTTGAAGGGTGTCTGTATTAGAAGGTAGTTCGGTAAGTGCTAGAGTTATAGTGTTTAATCTAGTTCCACTAAGAACACTTGTTATTCCTGTACCTCCACTAATAGTTACAGTCTGTCCGTTAGAAACGCTTTGATCATTCGATCCGTCAGAAATAACCCACGTACTCATAGTACCTGGAGCAGCCCCACTTGCAGCCGCAGTTAATCTTCCTTGAGCGTCTACTGTAATACTTGAGTAAGTATAAGAACCAGGAGTTACAGAAGTGTTATTGAGGTTTATAGTAACGGTGTCCGTAGCTCCCGCTACACTCGCCAACCCTGTGCCTCCAGAAATAATAAGCGTGTTGCCGTTAGCTATTGATTGGGGCGTTCCAGTATTTCCTTCAACTTCGAATGATATTGTAGGAATTACAGTAAAAGGTAAGTCGCTTACACTGTAATAGCTGACATCATTATTGCTGTTTACATTAATTAATAGCTTATCAGCATTAACAATATCTGTACCTGTTGAGTCGGTAGCGGATAAGATTATATTATCAGTACCATCATAGTCTGCAGAAACAGTAACAGAACCCGAAGATCCTCCACCCCTAAGACCAGCCCCTGCAACCACATCTGTTATATCCCCAACGTTATTAGTAAAGGGGAGATCAGATACATTCTGAAGCTTTACATTATTATCGACATTTGATGCTACTGCAATAAAGTCAGCATTTACGACAGAGGTTCCTTTATTATCTGCGGCCGACTGAATGTAGTTGTCTACTCCTAAGTAGTCCACATTTACAGTAACAGCACCTATAGAACCACCACCACTTAATCCAACACCTGCAGTAACGGCTGTTATATCTCCTTGATTATTACTAAAAGGTAAGTCAGACACTAGCTGAAGCTTAACGTCATTATCTGACTCGTCACTAATAACTATTAATGAATCTAAAGCTATTGCAGTTGACTTGTTGTCTGCAGCGGAAAGTATAAAGTTGTCAGCACCAGCGTAGTCAATACTAATGGTTAAATCTCCAGAAACACCACCTCCGCTAAGACCAGTCCCAGCATTAACAGCTGTTATATCTCCAGCAGAGCTAACCCACTTTACTCCTGATCCTGTACTTGTTAATACTTGACCGTCTGAACCAAAAGCATTAGTTGAGTCATATAGTTGTTCTGTGAGTCTAAGTGTTCCGTCAATGTGTAAGTTAGTGGTCGGGTTTGGCGTATTTACACCCACATTATTTCCACTGTTTGTCATTGTGCTGTCTGCAAACTGACCGTTAGTAGAGTCCCACTTTAATATTTTTAAGTCCGTAAAGTTAGTAGCGTTCTTTAAAGCAACAGTAGCGTTACTCCCTGCGGCAGTTACAGATATACCTAGTCCAGCTAGTACGTTAGTTAAGAAAGAAGTACCGCCCCCATCTTTAATTATAGAGATAGTATTCTGTGGTTGTATTACAGAAGTTACTGGAGTGACTGAAGGTATAGTAGCTATTACCTTATTGGTCTCCTCGTTGATTACTATATTTAATGAATCCGACACTATTGACTGATGTCTTGGTTAACAACGAAGGTACCGAAGAACCAAGTTTGCACTGTGGTTGATACTGTTGCTACCAAGTCATAGACATATGTCGCAGCTGTAATAGTCTGCATAAAAGCAGCGGAAGATTCAACTGTTACAACACCAGCCGCACTTCCCGTTATTTTAAAACCCGTTGCAACATTTCCCGTTGTGTCAATTATTAAAGCTCCCTGATCACTTGCTCTTGCTTGCATAACAAAGCTGTAAGAAGTAAGATCGATTAAAACACCACTAGCGTTCTTAACGGTAAACTGCAAATCAAAGGAGTCTCCTTTCCTACAGGTAATATTGACCCGTTGTGAAATGTCTAGATCGACTGAAAGAGAAGAGGGATTACAGGTAGCCATAGTACAAATTTACTGATTTAAGATCAAGTCCACGAGGCTGTCTTCCTCTTCTTCGGTAATGGGTCCCGTTTCTCCTTTACGTTGAGCGATGAGCTTTGACTGTTCTACAGCAGATAATCCTACTCTTTCATCTTTTCTATCTTCCTTCATTGAGTCGTTTTGTTGTTTAACTCCACTTTCGATCTGTTGCTCTACAACATCAAACTGACCTTTAGCTTGAAGAAGTTGCATATCAAAAGTATATTGAAGCTCCATAAGTTGCATTTTAGAAGCTGTCTCTAACTCTAGCTTTTGAGATTCTAATTGAGCTTCAAATTGTTTTTTCTGCATTTCCACCTGACCAGAGACCTGAGCTTGTTGAGCATTTACTTGAGCATTAATTTGAGCTTGCTCTTGAGCTTGCGCTTGCATAGCTTTAATTCTTTTCTTTCTTCTAACAACTAATAATCTTTCAGCTTGCTCTACATCTCTTAACTGACGTACAGCTATAGCATCTTCAAGATCTATCTCTTTTTGAGATAATGCTATTTGTATATTCTGCTCTAAGTATTGTCTGTCACTATCATTTAATTCTGAAACAACTTTGATTCCAAAATTATACATTGATAAATTACTAAAAGACGATAGAACAGCCATATTGGTTTCTCCTATAGAGTTTGTATAAGTTTTGTAAATAATACTGTCGGGAGGAAGAACCTGTAAACATTTTACAATGTCAGCACATACTTTTTTATAAAGCACCATTGATGCATTTGTAATATCATAAAGAGCGTTATTGGCTGCGTTTATAGCTTGTTCTCTTACGCCAACCAAAGCGTCTCCTTTAGGTGTTGTTCCATCCACTACTTCGTTAATACCTGTAGCATCACGAATCATTCTTAAGTAGTGATTATAAATAGCTACAAGTTCTTGAATATTTCTTATTCTGTTTCCAATTTCTCTAACAGGTGGATTTTGGAATGACCCTTCTGGATCTTTAGACCTATAATAAAATACTCCAGTTTGCTCATATATATCTTGAATCTCTAATGGCTGAAGCTCCCCGCCTTTTCCTAGCTGTACATTCTCTAGCCCTTCAATATCTATAATAAGTCCATCAGGCTTTGCTTTTGCTATAGACTGTTGAATCTTAAGATGAGTAATTTGAAGCATATCAGCAAAACCGACAACACTTCCAACTAAAGACTTAGGCAACATATTACGCAAGTTTGTGGCTACACAAGAATAAGATAGTTGAGCCTTAGAAATGTCGTGAACATTTTTAGGTATGTTTTTTTGAACGCTGTAGTCATATACGTAATCTGTGCCTACGATAAAATTACCTCCATATACTGTAGCGTTAGGCATATATACAGCCTCTCTATCGTAAACTGATTGTTGAGGGGCATTGTACTCTGTTCCTTTATGATAGAATCCAATGTTACCAAACATAGACTCTTTCTTTTCATATATAATATTATCTACAGATTTAAACTCAAACTCTAGTATCTCAATTTTATAGTCATCATATCCATATCTATATGTGTTGCCGCCTGCTTGAGAAGGTGAGTATTGAGTCAAGAAATTCTGTGGATCATTACCATACTTATTCATAACAGTACGAGCAAGTTCTTCATACTGTGTTTCTGTAAACTGATTTCTAGCAACTCTTTTTAGATCCATAATAGTGATCTTCTTAAAGTGAGCTGCATAGGTTAAGTCAGATAATGAAGGGTCATCAGTATAGTTGTGAATGAAGAAAGCTGGATCTACATACTCTTCAGTAATTCCATAGTTAGGATCGTTGTTTCTTTTCACAACAGCCATACCTACATTAACTAAATCATTAACACAACGTCTATATATTTTGTCATTAAAGTCATTCCACTGAAGCGTCATTTGAGCTCCTAGCTGAGCGGCAATCTCTGCATCAGTCTTTACGTTAGTGTCTAAAAATATTTCTGTTTCTTCAGGAGTGTCTGGTAATTTATCTGGATCTACTTCTACATCCAGGCCCAAGCTCTTCGCCTCTTGAATCATTTCTTTATTTTCTATTCTAAGAATAGCAGCATTTTTCTTTTGCTCTTTTTCAGACCTAGACAAAGGATCCACAGCTTCTACTTGAGGGTATGGATCTTTAGAAAGTATTTTATTAACGACTATCTTAGCAAACTTAGGGACAATAGGAACAGGTGTGTAATCTAAAGTTAGTAAAGCTCCACTTCCATTGTTAGGATCTAATGATGAAAGTATTTGTCTGTATATAGAAGTGTCTTGAGTTCCTTGAGCGTAATCTCTATTTGTTTGAAATTCCCTGTACCGTCTGCCGTATAATGAGTTTTCTTGATCACTTCCAGACCACTGAGCATATATAGCTTTAGCGTATTTTAATCCATAAGAAAGAGACATTTTTTCTTCAGTCGATGCCAACGCATCGGGAAAAGAAGAAGCTCCATTACTCATTTGTTTGTATGACATACGTAAAATAGTCTTAAATGCAAATATAGTTATTCAACTTATCGTAATATAACGTGACCGCTTCGGAAAAACTTTTTTTCACTAAAGTTGGTTTTTTCTTTTTTAACAGAAGATCCTTGCGCTGCAAGCAAAGCAAGACCACTAGAAATAGATAGGTCATACTTTGTTCTATTGTCTACTTTAAAGTTAATCCAATCTTCTAATGTTTTTTCAAAATACATATTTCCGTGAATTAAAGTTTCTTCATTTAATCCTACGTGAGAGTGTATGTACGCTTCAATTGCCTGAGCGTGAGCGTGTATGACATCTTGAGAGTTGGAAGGAATTCCTTTTGTTTTAGTTTTAGTTCCAAATCCAGTACCTAAATGTTCTGGCCTATCTAGTAAAAAATGTGAATACCCCCTATTTTCAAAATGCCTAGCAATTCCATATTTGTTGTTCTCTATTAATATAGAGTAACCGTAAAATCTTGCTGCCATTAAAACATCTTCATAAAATATCTTCGCCAAAGGAGGTCGTGACGCATACTCTGCTACGAACATATTAGAAGGGTGTGCTACATTGAATTTATTGTATAAATGACAAGCACCTTTTGATCCCCTTCCATCTACAGTTGCATCTATATCATAAGAGTCAACACCTCCTACCCCAAGCCAATTATTATCTGGTGTTTTTTTATTTCTTAGCTCAACAGGAGGCATCCAAGATATATTCCATCTTCCATTAGAATCTGGTTTAAATAAAACCTCAGTGTCAGCAACCCCGTTTTTCCATATAAAATTTCCTTGGACAACGGGCGAAGGAAAAAGTTCTTGATTGTATTGAACCTGTTCATATATTTTTTGTACATTAAATACAGAAGACTTTGCACTGTCTCTAAATGCCTCATCCTCAGTGAATGGGAACTGTCGTATTACTTCGTTTAGTTCATAGCTGTCATTGACTAAAGCTTTTCTTTCGTTTTTTAAAAAAGTTCGAGCACCTATAGTTATTAAGTCCCCATCTAATCCAACAATAGGAATTTTAGGATCGTCTACAATTGGATTTCCATACAAATCAAAGAAACCTTCAAGAGCATTATATGCTGGAACGAATATACTGTAAAGACCACTTTTTGTTCTTCCATTTTCATTACGATCAGAGGGGTCACTACTTCTAACCAAAGTCCTAAATTGCCTGCCCCCTTTATCTAATGGGTTTACTGTGCTTCCGACTATAGCTTTTCCTACTATGCGCCTACCAACAAGTAAACAAGTCCTATGTATTCTCCACGACTCCCTTATATCTGTAGGCTTTTCCCATTTGCCCGCCTCATCCATATACAGAAGATGAAGTTTCTCTCCATCGTAAGCATTATTGGTAGTGCTTTTCCAGTTTACAACAGTATTTAAAGCTTCTCCTTTTACGGATGTCTTTACTTTTTTAGTTATTCTTTTAGAAGGTTCCCTAAAAGCGAGCTCCATCCTTGGATTTGTAGTTCCGTCTTGAATAGGCTTGAAAAAGAAAGGGTAAGATTTATAAATAGGGATTACCTTTTTCATAAATATATTCTCTTGAGCATCGGCTCCCGTCTTAGACATTATGCCTAATAGTTTATCTTTTACTTGAGACCCTTCATTCACTAAAAGAGATGAAGACATTTGAGTATAACCTGATCTTCTACACTTTACGTAAATCTGACCTAAACATCTGTTGTCTGATATGCAGGCTTCGAGGTGTATGAATAGGTCACGTTGAAAGGATAAGAAGCTTGGGTAACCCACGTCAATTTTAGACCATTGGAGGAAGAAGTAGTGGTTTCCTGTGAGATAAGTTGGCTCTCCGTTATTGTAAAACCAAACTCCTTTTCTTCGTCTTTCATACTCTTGTGTTATATAATTATGATATTTATTTCTGAATACATCTGGCATCTCAAGCCACTCATCCATTGACTTTATTTTTCTTAATTCAATAGGGAGGTCTTGACGTTCCCAACTTTGATGTTCTTTCTTTTTATCGTGGAATAATATTTTAGACTTATGAGGCTGTTTAGG